CATGTACGTAATTTAGTGGTATTGGCACGGTGTACCCTGATGAACCTAGATATGCATCTGCCATATTATCCCCTTCCTGGGATTATCTCAAATCCCCTCCGCTTAAATTGTCTGCCTGTATCATATAAAACCCTCTCTACTTCTTGGGCTATCCGATTAGGACTCCCGCCCCCTTGTATGGTCATATTGAAAGTAGGAGAAAATGCATTATTATAAGTGTTCTGATTAGCAGGAGTTATCCTCTCTCCTCTGTGTACTAAAGCCAAGCCAGTTCTTGGTACATAAGGGGTGCCAAATTGATAACTTGGGGTTCCTGCTCCTCTACTCTCTTCCATCTTGGCTAATATCTTTTGATATTCTTTCCAACCATATAGTATTGTATCGATTTGTTCTTGCATATTTTTCCGAACTGCTACCAATTCAGCCTCCAACGCCCTCCTCCATATGCCCGCATAATAGCCGTATGCAGCATTTATATCTTCAATAAGCTTTTTATTTATCGGATAATATTGCATTTTAATTGTAGCAATTGCTGCGGCTACCCCTTTTACAGTGAAATCAGTTAAGGCTTTTCCCGCCTTATATGTTGCCACAACAACACGCCCCCAAGATTCTGCGGTCTCATCTCCTGCTTTTTTTCCTGCTTCTCCGGCCTCTTTAGCTGCTTCCCCTGCCTCTGCTAATTTATCAGGAACTTCTTCAACTGCTTTAGAGGCCTTTTTAGCACCAGATTTTAAATCTTGCAAGGCCTGGTTTAATTTTTTAACTTTATCTTCAAAAGAATCTCCTAGTAAAGCTATTTGGGCAGTTATTAAGTCTAGACCTTGCAGAGGTTCAATAAGTTTTTTTAGGTTTTCTTCGACTTCACTAATTGCCTTGGCATTTTCAAGTATTTCTGCTTGTTTCTTCTTATAAGCTTCTGTCCCTTCTACTAATAGCATCAGTTCGGTTTGTAAAATAACATCGACGGCGTTTAATTTCTCAATCAATGTACCGTAATATGTAGCAGATTCCTCAACACTCTTCCCAGTAAGTTCAAATCCTTTAACTAACAAATCAATATCAAGTATAATGTCTGCAACTGTAGTCTTGATGGTTTGAGCATCTTGTTCGATGCCTTCAGCTAAAGCAAGCTTATCCATAGCGTCCTTTAAATCTTTCATCTCTTCCTTAGTAGCCACTATTTCTTGAGACAACAACTGCCATTGCTTAGAACCTATGGTCATCGCACTTAGTTCAATTTCCATACTCCTTATTTTCTCTTCAAACTCAGCTAGCTCCTTTGTTTGTTCCACAAACAATCTTTTAGCGGCTAATTTATCCATTACTGCCGCAACATCTTCACTAATTTCATGAACAGCTTTTCCTGATTTTTGCCATTCTTGGAATACTTCTAAAGTCACACCAAATTTTTTGGCTGTTGCCTCTTGAGCTTTGGCTAATCTAAGTTCCGCTTCTTCTACACTCTCAGCTGTCACTACAGTTGCGTCCATTATCTTCTGGTATTCTTTCCATACTTCGAACCAGATAATCAGATTTGCTTGAGCTACAAGGATAGCTCCTCCAAGTGTATTAAGGGCTATCCGTAATCTCCCCAAAGCAGGAACCAATACTTTATTAGATGTTGCCGCAACTCCTATCATCGTTGTTTTAAGCTTGGTTAAATAAAGAGCTCCTAAAATTAAAACCCCTCCAGCTCCAGTCAATACCCCGAGTGCTGCCCCTAACAAGACAATTGCCTTAGTCAATCCAGGGTGTTTATCCATCCATTCTTTCATTTTTAAGACTAATGTCATTATATGTTCGACTATCTTTTGAACTACAGGAATTAAAACATCCCCTACTGTGGTTGCGACAACGCTAAAACTCTTTTTTAACTGGTCTATTTTGAATCCCAGAGTAGCAGACTGTTTGGCAAAGGCCTCTTGGGTCAAGCCTGCAGAATTAAGCATTAAAGCATAATCTTCTGCATATCCTTCTGCATCTCCTAATGCGGCAGCCATCCCTTTTAGACCTCTGATATTGGGGAATATTGCAGCAAGTTGTTCAGCAGTTGCATCTTTAAGTTTATCCATTACTCCTGTTAAACCTTCAGTTTTCAGAGTATTAGTATCCATTGTTAATCCAAATTCTTTGGCAGCATCTTTTGCTTCATCGGTAGGTTTTAAGAATGCCCGTAATACTCCATTAATAGCGGTCATTGCCTCTTCGCTTCGAATTCCTGCTCTTGTTATAGTGGCAATAGATGCCCCCAAGTCTTCAAGGGATAATCCAGATATAGCTGCAGTAGCGGCAACTTTTCCTATTGAGGGAGCTAATTCTGCAAATGTAGTATTATGAGCTACAATATCATTAGCAACAAAGTTATGGAGTTTTGGAACTATTAAATCATAGACTTTCTCTACTTTTTCATATTTTATTTCTTTGATCCTATCGTAATATAATTGATTATCAGTAAAAACCAATCCTTTATAAGGTCGATACTTTTCTTTCTTCCGTCTTTCCTTCCCATAACTTGTTAAATATTCTGTGTTCCCTCTAATTTGAGGTATATAATTCAAGAATGTATTTACTGAATTCCTCTCTATCCCAATATAATCAATAAATCTTTTTATTTCTACATATCTTACACTTTCCCATATCCAAGAATTTTCGGAATTTTTCCTGATATAGCCATTAATTCCAAAACGTAAAAGTAAATGGGAAACATCATCTATCAATTTTTTTGATACAGAACACACTCCTAACTGTCTACCTTTATCGTTAGCAGTTAGCCAACCATCTCCACTAAAATATGCATGAACCAATTTCGCTATATCATCTTTTGACCAACTAAAGACTTCATCAGGAATAAATTTGGTATAACAATTTGTACCCCATAATTTATATTCTCGTAATTTTTCAATTATAGGATTTTTATGGTATCCTCCCCTACTTCCTGCAACCAAATTATACACACCACATGTTGTTTTATCTTTTATATTAACTTCATTTATTTTTATACCATATCTCTTAGCCGCATCTTTGACCTTCTCTAATATTTTATCATCACCAATTGCCAATTCTGGAGACCCACTTTGGATACTTCCCTCAGCTAATAAATACCCTAATAATTCAGGCCAGCCATCTTTTACTTTTTTATTTCCAAAAAACGGTAGAGAAGAAGGGACTGCAATTTTATCATCTTTCCTTAAATCTTTTATTTTCACCCAGCCTTCGGGAGTTAAGTAGGGATGCTCAGGAGTTGTTCTAATTTCACGCCCCATAGCTGTTATAATTTTGACTGTTTGTTTGGTCCCCATATCTACAAATTTAGCCTTCATAGAAACAAAATTTCGATAATCCCAAGTAATTACTTCTAAACCTTTTTCATCGTTTAAACTATCAATTCTTTTATATCTACCATCTGAAAGTAATACTCGGGTATCACCTGTAAGACATTTGCCTCTCTTGACTGTGGCAAATAAAATATCTGAGACCTCTCCTGCCCTATCAGCAGACATCCCATAGGAGTTTAAGATGGTGGTGACGGCATCAGCAGATACTCCAGTATCAGTGATTCCTGCAACAGCTGCAGTTGCCGCGACTGCCAGGACATCTAAAGCTTGTGTGGGGGGGATGCTGGCAGATAAGATATCATACAGGCCTCTGGACAGGGTACCTGTAGCTTCTCCAAAGGCAACAGACATCTTAAGGAGTTCAGATTTATACTGGGGCATAATCTTCATTGCTGATTCATCTAACATAGTAGAGACTTGAGCCAATTCTTTCTGAAAACTAATTGCACTTTTTACAGTCAAGGCAAAAGCGGCAGTAATAGCTGCTCCTGCAATGATCATACCTTTCCCTAAGGTCTTCATCTGGGCCCTCATCTGTTCAGTGGTATTTTTAGTTACAGTTCTAGCTTTGCCGAGAGCCGTTTCTAGCGGTACAATATCTGCTCCAATTTTAACATACACTTCTCCTAATTCCATGTATTATCACCTAATACCTTTTCGGAACTTGCAGACCTCTCTTCCTGGCCCTGTCTACTAGTTCCTTATTACTATATTTCTTATTTCCTTTCTGCTCTCCTCGTACCATCTTTTCTATCTCTGCGATGTTTTCCATGTATTTATGGAATTGATAAACACTCATATCATTGATTTTTTCAGGTCCTAAAGAAGGATAAAACCGGGACAAAAAAGCAAAAGCCAGACTCCAACTTACTGCTTTACCTTCTTCACCTTTGGAATAGGGTTTTCTACCTTGCCACCAAGCCTCATCAATACTTCAGATACTTCTCCGATATTATCTAAGTCAATTATTTTATCTACGTCTTCTAGTGTCAATTCTTTCTGCTCTTTTTGCAAAGACTTCCATAGCAAAAAGCAGACCCCATCCATTGTCCCCATCTCCCTTGTTTCATCTATTGGGGAATCTAGGACTTTAGAGATCAGTTCTATCCTTTCTTTGGGCTCATTTACGGTATCTTGGATTAGCTTTATCTTCTTCCCCTTGCAATACTGTCTAAAGTCTGCCAAATCTCTGATAGTTAAGACCCCAAGTTTATATTCTTTCCCTTTGATAGAAAATGGTATCCCACTTTTAGAGATATCTTCTAGTTTATCAACCATAATTTACCTCCTCATTTCTTTAAATTAATTAAGCTGTATTTTACGCACTGATTCCACAACTCCAAGGGTCAGTTTGAATCTTAAATGTCAATGCCTTATCACCTTGAAAACTGATACTCTGATTAATTAAAGCATCCACTGGGGTCGTCATATCAATCCCGGTAACTACAGTATCACCCTTCCAATATTGAGAAGTATCGCTTGCTGTAGAAATTGCTACATATTTAGTAAATAGTCTGATTTCGCAAGTTTCTCCAACCCAATCATCTACTTCATTATCTGCTGTCAAGAAATGTTTCTCCGCCGTAGCTGTCCAACTGGTTATCCCTGGAATATAACTTCTGCCACCTGACGAGTCATCGAAATCAGTTGTCTCTAATACATCCCCGGTATAACTCAAAGTCCAATTAAAAAACCCAAGTACTGGAATACCAGGCTCGGCTTCAGTTATGGTCAATCCTGTAGATGCGTCAGGACTTGTGGTTTTTGTTATAGCCTCATTAACCGTCAACACTCCCGCACTTACGTCCGTTAAAGTATATGTTCTATTGTTGCCCGTAGACGTACCTGAAGTAACCACATCTTTAGTACATCCTGCAACTTTAATCAACATTCCTTCAACAAAACCCGCCTCTGTAAAGTTAGTAGTAGCCCCACTTGAGGTTATAGTCTTCCCAGTACTAAAAAACAGATTACCACTAGTAATCGTAGGAGTTATTTCAGCATTGAAATATACAGCTCCATTTTCTCCTGAAATCTCCGCCATATTAAATCACCTCTCTTTTTATTCCGTGCTGGCTGCTAATGCTCCATTTCCCTGAAAAGTATAAGTTTGAGTAACAATACCATCTACTGCTGTAGTAATATCCATTCCAGTAATAACTATATCACCCTTCCAACCTACTGTAGCACCTGTTGACATTTTCAAAACTATACTTCCAGTAGTGCCTGGAGCTTTAAGATTAGTTGCATCATAATAACAATCATAACTACCACTCCAACTGGTTAGTCCTGGAATGTAAGACCTGCCACCTGAAGAATCATCGAAGTCAGTAGTCTCCAATGCGTCTCCAACATAACTTAGTGTCCAACTATGTACAGAGACATCCCCACAACTCATAGTTACATCTCCGCCTTTCCCACTCAATTCTGCCATTTAGATCACATCCTTTCTGTTTTTTTAGAATTCTTCCCCTACTGGCAATACCGTATAAGTCCTCACTCCAAAGGGGTTCCTATCCTCTGGTGGGATTAGGGAAGCTAACCCTTTCTGTGGAACCTTATTGCGATATCCAGGGAAATTGCCTTCCTGTTTTATTTTCATTACATAAGATTCTTTGGTATTTCCGATTGGGATACCCCTGCCCATAGCTACCCCACACCAGAACTCCATAGTACCTTTTTCATTTATTAGGTATTCACAATCTGCATCGGGTCGCATATCTACTCCGTACATATCAATCGTCTTTGGGTTCTGTAGAATAGCCGTCGCTAACATATAAGAAATCACATTTAAGAAAAATCCCACTTTAAATTCCTTTAATATCTCCAAGATAGGTATTTGGGCACTATTTACCAAAGGCTTATATACCCCGATAGTATAGACTGGCATACCTATTTTATTTAGGTTTTCAAATAAGTCCATATCATCATCAAAGATATTATCCCTGGGGTCGTGTCCGAAGAATAATCTATCCACGGCGTGGTCACGATAGATTACATTTGAACCCCAGATTTCCACTTTATCATTTCCAGGGACTAAATCGGGACATTGGTACCAACTAGGTCCTTGTGCTAGTATTATTATTTTGTCAAGTCCTTTTACAAATTCGGTACTTTTTTGCATTTTAACCTCCTTTAAAGATTGTGTGCAACTTTTACAATCTTATACTTTAAAGCACTTTTAGTCTTCCCCCATTTATATATCGGGTCAAGTTGTAATGTATGATATTGTTTATCTTCTTTTACTATCATCCCATAATAGTTCCCTCGGCCTTTCCTCCGCATCAGAGTAGAGCCCTGACTTAAATGGAACCTAATCTTCTTCCCTGTGGCCATCCCTAGCCAGAATTCTAAACATCCTTTTTCATTCTGCATATATTCTTTTCCAGTACCGAAATCCATATCCACTCCGAATAGTACTAAATTCTTCGGCCTTTGCATGATAGCCAGTGCTAACATATAAGAGATGTTAGTCAAGAAATAGGCTATATTAAATTCTTTGATGACTTCCTCCATGGGGTACTGGATATTATTTTTTAAGTCGGCATATTTGCCCAAAGTATATACCGGAAAACCTTTTTCGTTTACCTCTTCGATTATTTTAGTCCCTCGGTTATACTGGGTGACATAGACATCGTGCATAATAAATAACCTATCAACTTCCCTGGCCTTGTAAATATTATTACACCCCCAGAACTCTGATTTATCGGGTTTCTTTACAGGACAGTATCCTAAAGATTGACCCCTCCCCAAGATAAAGATGTTGTCTAAGCCTTTTACAAGTTCTATCTTATATACTTTTTTTGGCTCTTCCTCAACTCCTTTAATTACTCCCTCTGGCTCTTTCTTGATTTCTACTTTAGTTCCTTTCATATTAAACTCCTTTTAAACTATTTGGGTTTCTATCCGATACTGCACAAAATAATCCCAGATTCCACTCCCACTTTCCTTTGTCAAATTACTCATCTCTCTCTTCATATATATGTGGCTATAACCATCTACGTCCAAATCACACCAGTCGTATAAAGTCGTCAAGGCCTTAAATGCTGTATTGATATCTTTTGAACTGCTTTTCTCACTATACAAATTAAACTGTATGATATAATTTTCCATAGTATTCGCAGTAGTACCGAATACCCATGAAGGCACATCTGAAATTAAATGGTACACCCCATAAGGGTACGTTTGCCCCTGTGGTGCTTCAGTAAAATGTAACTTGCCATCAAGTAAAACATATAGCGAACCAGCTCCAGTGCTACCTGTAAATTTGTCGTAGATACCTTCGAATAATACTTGCATGTTATCCCCTTAATTAATTACTCTTTTTGCTTCCTCGTCTATATAACTTATAGTAAATGTGTCGTGGAAATTCCTTTTTGAAGTACTCCACAATCTACCATCTTTATCTTTAACTGGTTCAGTCTCTTCTGTCCCAACTTTTATTAAAGTGTAATCTATCTTATATTTCCCTTCATTTATTTTATTTATAACTTCTTTTATTTGTCTTTCACACCCTAAAGTATTTTCTTTTATTGTCGCCATAACATCCTCCTTAAAAATAGGAGCAAGGCAATAATTTTTTACGTTAAAGTTACACAATCTCCACTATCTAATTTATATGTCCCAGCTGAAGCACCTTTGGCTATACTACAATTTACTGCTGTCGTTAAAGATAAAGTGTCTGAATCTGTATAAGTATTTGAATCACAAGTTGTATAGCTACCTGACCAATAGTATGGTTCTTTAAAAATTATCTTATATGGCTCATACCACCTGTCGTGGTAGTGGTGATGGTGTATCTCTTTGATTACTTCGATTATCGAGGTCTTTTTTGCCTCATCATCCTTCTCTTGTCGTTCGGCAATTAAATCAAGCCTACCAGCCCTGATGTTATCGATGTCTTGTTTGAGTGTTTTAATTTCTTTATTAAGTCTGGTTCGTTCTTCTTCTTTTGTTTTAATTGCCTCTAATGTCTGCTTAATTGCCTTTTTGATTAATTTAATTTGTTTCTCTTCCTCTTCTTTTTCGAGCTCTTTTTCAGCCAGCTCAGCGGCTTTTTTATTATCCATTATTTTCTCCTTTTAATTTATTTTGCCTTGCTCCTATTTAACACTATCCTTAAATAATTTCCTTATCTTCTTTTCATTTTTATGCAATGCAGGTCGGAGGTATGGTCTTGGTAGTTGGTTATAGATCCTACCAAGACTGTCAGCTCCCACAAAACCTAACTCTAATCTCCTGGCATATTCAACATTTGAGCCGACAACTCCAGTTAGTTCTTTTGCAGGTTGTCCTACCCCATCATCAGCTTTGGCCTGTGGACCTACTTTACCTTTTGCCATCCCACTGCCGGTCCAGTTACTTGATATCGAGGCCCTTAACCTCCCCATGTCGACTGCTGGGGGTTCTCCTGGTGCCGAGGCCTTGTGTATTTTTCCACCTGGTTTTTTGTATTCCCTTCCAGTCCCAGGTTTCATAGATTGCTTTGCATCACCTTCAACCATAAAACAACCTATTTTAATCGCATCCATTAACCTTTTTGCTACTGCATCATTTACTTCTTTGCCATACCACTTGAATTTTTCAGCCATTATGTTTCCTCTTTTAGAGTGATTTTATACCGGTGATTCATATTTGCCCCCATATCATTTATGTAGATTATCTTAAACTTCCTTATCCCGTATTGGAATATATCTTCTTCTGTAATCGTTTCTCCAATAGGGTAATCAATATACCAATAGTAATCCGCAATTACCGTCAATTTGTCCGCACTTAAACGCTCATTCCCTCGGATAGTAGATAATACACCTGTGATATTCCTTAGACCAGCCCAAGTTATAGTTTTGCCTCCCATTCCATCATCTGTTTCGGTCTTACGCCTTAATTCCATTGTCACTTTAGGCCCTATCATATTAAATACCTCTTAAACTTTGATAGTATTGATAATGCTTCCTTAGGGACATCGCTATCTTCACAAGTTACACTAACATCTCCAACCCGATATTGTTTAGTACCAAATAACTCTTCTTTACGCCTGTCATATATTGACTTGACTATAATCTTAATTGCAAGCTGTAAACGCTTAGGCATGGTAGTTGAGCTATACCCTGCAGTATCCTCTACGAATATATTCCTATTCCCTTCAGGCCAACCCATCCCTCGATATATTTCACCTCTTGCCGGGAATACCTCGAAACCATCTATGGCTCGATTAGGCATATCCAGATATACCCAGTTATCCCCAATGGCACTCTTACCGAACATCTCTACTAATTCTGTTGATTTAAAACTGGTATAATCGCTACTCTCTATTACCGCTGACCAGCCATCGCTTAAATCATTTATTGCCGTAACTACTTCACCCATAGTCGTATAACTTGCAAAGGTAATTGTTGAATCTGACGTCCCATCCTTAGTAAATATCAACCCCCCCGTTGAGCAACTGATACTTGCTGTGGTATAATCAGCAGTATTTTTTACCCTGATTGCTGAGCGCCTGCCAACCGCTACCCTTGTTAATGCTGTAATCGGATAATCATCTAACTGCAGATACTGCTCTCCATTTCCATCATAATATTTGGCATAACTCGCCGATTCAAAAGTCTTATGGCAATGGGCTTCTACCCAATCCTCTACACCATCCCTGATTGATTCTAAAATAGCTGACGGATCGCCTGCTGCTAAATCAGAAGTTATAGTTTGTGCCGCAGCATGGTCAGAATCAAACCCAAAAGTGAGTCCAGCGTCACTCCCCATGTTTGTATATGCTATGGTCTCTCCAGTTGTTTGGCAACTTATGGTAAATTTTTTATCATCGGTATCATAAGTTACAGTCATTCCTGTAGAATCTAAACCAGCTCTTGCTTTAGTTTGTAATTCTGTAGCTAAGTCAGCTCCACCATAAGTACCGTCATCTACATCTATATTGGTTGCCGTTCCTGTGCTCCCATAAGTTAAGACTAGTACATCATGCGAAGCATCGATAGTGAAAAAACCTTTTTCCACATCACAGAAATCTAAAATACTTGCTAGTGAAACTATTGCCATTTATTTCCTCCTAATGTGCCAATGGAGATGGTCTTCAATGCACCTTTGTTTTCTATCTATCATGTATTTATCTTTTCCGAACATTCCGTCTCCAATCTCTACAACCTTAGTAATCATCTTGGCTAGTTCAATATTGGTAGGGTTCAAGCTGTGCCTGTTTAAGACCACCATCGGAACTTGGCAAGTTTTGCAATCTACTACAGTGATTAAGAAATTACTGTAATATTTTTTAGTGATAATATTACCATTAACTAATCTACAAAGTTCGCAACCACCTTCCATTTAATCCCTCCAAAAAGAGGAGTACCTTATAGGGCAAGAAACCCTCGGTACTATTTTTTTTTGTAAAGGAGGCGTACCCAGTGAATAAATCCCTATAGATACTCCCCTTTATATTATCTAATATATACAATAGTTGTTCCTGAGCTTCCAGTGGTAGCACTAGAGATGTCTAAAGTTAATTCTGAGCTTACTACACTGAGAGGATAGTTCTTTGATCCTCCGGTAGAGGTTCCAAAATCAGCACTCCCACTAGTCATAGCAGAACCCTGACCCCCTAGAAGGTCAACGCCATCACTATCATGTATTTGTAAGTTCCAAGTTCCAGTAGAAGTATTTGCCAGATTTACAATTCTTAAAACTTCGCCATCATAACTATTGTCGGTAGTCTTATTTGCTACTGTACCCGTCGTACAATCCCAATCAAAAGTTACCTTTTTAACCATTTTGTGGGTCTGCTCAGTTATCGTTACTGTTCCTGTTACCATCTACACCACCTACTTTTTACTAGTTTCATTTTCAGATCCCTTCTCTTTTACAATCGGTACGTACTTCATGGCCAACCATTTGTAAGGCACGATATATATTCCCCCTTGCTTTGTTACCAGCTGGTGGGTGTTTATCTTGTTTATACGGCACTCTACGGCATCATCAATAGTTAGATTATTGCCATTGGGGAAAAAATATGTCCTCGATGTCTCGTTTAATTCCAATACACCTATACCTTTATTGCCTTCCATAACTTATCCTTTTAAAGTATAAGGGGGGATTTATCCCCCCTTTTTATACTTTAATTTTAAGTAGCTGTGGCTACTATTCCTTTCCATTGGACTCCATCATTTACGAGTATTCCACTTTCATATTGGGCAATTTCTGCAACAACAGAACCACCAGTAGTTCCATTATATATACTTAAAATACCTGTAGAGGTACTCCCTCTTGCAATGAAGAACTGGATACCTTTAGCAGTTCCTCCCGTAGCTGAAGGTAATTTCACACATCTTGCCCCTGTAGTATCTATAAATTGGAATCTATTATCTGTTATCCCTAAAGTTAAAGTAGGAACTCCTCCAGTAGCAGCTACGGTAGTCGGTGATTGATTAGTTATCTTAATATTATGGAAATCTACTAAATCTGCAGATTCGTCAAAATGGAAATAAGCATCAGTAGTGTCTCCATAGAATTTAAGGTCTACACCTTCATCGTCTTCACCAACTACTAGACCACCAGTGCTATTTTTAATGGTAAATATATCCTGTGTACCATCGTAAAAGATTAAGTCGCCACTCGACCATTTTGTATGTAAAGCCATTTCTTATCCACTTCCTTCCGCTATTCCTAGCGCCCAATTAAGGGCGAAAGAAAGCATTTTATTTTATTTTGTTACAGGGGCACCTTTAAGCATTTTATCTTTAGGCGCCCCTTTGATATCCTTCATTTTTTTAAGCTCTTTCTCTACCGGCTTTTTGGGGTTTGCGTAAACACCTATACCTTGTTCGACTAAAGCGTTTGCTACTACCTTGTTTACCATGATGATTTCACTTGCCCTGTATCCCCGCCAATCATTTGAAAGCCTTATCCTCTCTTGAGAAGACATTATATACTCCTTTCTAAATTAATCTATTAACCGATAGCAGTATCCAATACCGCCTGCGGATACCTTGGTTCACTCAGTATAGCTACAACACAACCATATATAGTTGTTACATGATTTGTTATGCTTAATGCACAATGGTCATAATAAGTTGTCCCTGTAGTCGCAGCACATACCGTTTGAGCATCCACTTCTATAATATGGTATTGGTCAGCACTGGATGCTGTAAGACTAAATCCTGTCCCTGCCGTTGCATCAGTTAGATCACCGTAAGTATCTCCTGATGTTATACTCCGGTATTTAAAGGCAATTTCAGTTGATGCTCCAGTACTTGTAGGTCCAGCTTGGACTGTAACAGTACCAGAACCAGTACTTGTAGCTCCAGTCATTATCAAAAAGGTACATTTTTTGTAATTTTCCATATCTACAATATCACCCTGAACCGACCCAGTAGAATCCCACTGGCTTGCTGGTGGGTCAAAATTGACTACTTTATTTATTTCACTCCATACTTGAGACATATTATTCACATCCTTCCGATTTATTTATTATTTTATTCTCTTTTATCCAGCGTTACGAATGGGCTCCTGGTTACACTACCCTTATAAGAGGTAACAGCAGAATTCCACATTGGCTGTCCATCCATCCTAAAGGTGAATTTAAAAGTCTGCTCATCGTATAAGAACCTTACATGGATAGAAGAAGAAGCATCTATCCCTCCAGTTTTTTCAACTATCAGGTACTGGCTTAGGTCGAGGAATAATATATCCCCTTCGTCACCTAAGGCCTGGCACTGTTCTATAGTCTGAATTGGTCTATTCAATAAGGTTCCATTAGGGCTCCCGACTAATCCGCCAGTCCCTAGTCCGACTGGAGGCATAAATACCGGTACTGCAGCAGTCCCCATCTTATAAGCCATCTTGAATAGCTGTGGTTCTACATCTTGGATAATATACCATTTTGCCTTTAACCTATTTCTAGCAGGCATCCTATTCCACATTTCAGCTATATTTTCGGCTACAACGGTATCGGCATCCTGTCCTGACTCTTTAGCTTGTGACACTAATGCTGCACAATTCCTAACCCCTAATGGTTGACCTGCGCCAGTCCCGTTGATTATGGCATCGTCAATCGCAAAGGCAAACTCTTCTCCGAACCCCTGTGTAGTGATGTCTTGTAGAGCAGTTTGGTCTGCTAATAGCTCTTCAGTAGCATAATTGATACCCATTAGCTTATTGAGCCTTAAATCAATCTGTCTGAATGCAGGTTTTGATTTAGTTGCAGTCCCACCTTCAGCTACCCAGTAGGCCTGTATTCCACCCCACCTT